GGAATTATCTAAGTTTCGTGAAATGAAAGAATTGAAAAAAACGGATGGATCTCGTAAATCAAAAATAACGGGTATTCCAAAACTAGACGATGCGAATAAGGCTGGTACTACACACTCTGGTAAGTGTACTCTTATTATTACTGAAGGTGATTCTGCAAAAACACTTGCAATTGCTGGTCTTTCTGTCGTTGGTCGCGATCATTACGGTGTTTTTCCACTCCGAGGTAAATGTAAGAACGTACGCGACGCGAGTGTAAAACAACTTACCGAAAACAAGGAATTTAATGACCTTAAAAAGATTTTGGGACTTCAACAAGGGAAAGTATATACATCACTCTCTGAACTCAGATACGGAAGACTCATGATCATGACCGATGCAGATAACGATGGAAGTCATATCAAGGGTCTCATTCTTAACATGATTCATTATTTCTGGCCAAGTTTACTTAAACTCAAGTTTGTTGTAAGTATGGTCACACCTATCATAAAAGCGTCTAAGGGTTCAGAAACAAAATCGTTTTATACGGACTCGACGTTTAGGCAATGGTATGGTAATGGTAAAGCTGGGTGGAAAATTAAATATTATAAGGGTCTTGGTACTTCTACGTCTGCAGAAGCCCGTGAATACTTTAAAAAAATAAAAGATCTTACGGTTCAATTTGATACGGATACTTCAATGGATGAATCTATAGTTCTTGCATTTGACAAGACAAAATCAGACTTACGTAAAACGTGGTTACTTGAAAGTACAGAAAAGAAGGCGTCCGAACTCGAAGTACAATATGGAAACGTTGAACGTCTTGGTATTTCTGATTTTATTCATAAAGATCTTGTGAATTTCAGTCTTGCTGATTTGAAAAGGTCAATTGCACACGTTTCAGATGGTTTAAAACCATCACAACGAAAAGTGTTATACGCGTGCTTCACAAAGAATCTTACATCTGAAATGAAGGTTGCGCAATTAGCCGCATACGTTTCGGAAAAAACATCGTATCATCACGGTGAAGTTTCGTTAGCAGATACAATTGTAAAATTAGCACATAATTTTACGGGGTCGAATAATATTAATTTACTTGAACCATGTGGTCAATTTGGTACTCGTCTTATGGGTGGTAAAGATGCGAGTCAAACGAGGTATATATTTACAAAATTGACTAAAAGTGCGAGAATACTTTTTGATCCTAAAGATGATCCAGTATTAAACTATCTCGACGACGACGGTAAACAAATCGAACCAGACTATTATGTTCCTATATTACCAACCGTTTTAGTAAATGGAACTGAAGGTATTGGTACTGGATTTAGTTCATATATACCACCGTTTAATCCTTCGGATATTAAACAAAATATTGAACGTGTAATTAATGGTGAAAACATAGTACCAATGAAACCGTGGTTTGATAAATTCACAGGTCGTGTGTTCAGTAATGAAGATGATTTATGGATAACAGAAGGTGTATGGAAATCTTCGGGTAAAAATATAATAGTGACTGAACTTCCACCGGGGCGTTGGACACAAGACTACAAAGAGTATCTCGATACTCTTATCGAAAAGAAAAAAATTACGAATTACGTGAATAACAGTACGACTGACAATGTTAATTTTAGTATCGAAGGATATACGGGTAACGATATCATAAAAGATTTTAAACTTCGTAAGACATTTCATGTATCGAATATGCACTTATTTCATCCAACAAGGGGTATTCATAAATACGAAAGTCCAGAAGAAATTCTTACCGATTTTGTTAAAATACGATCAGAAACATATAAAAAAAGAAAAGCACATCTTATACGTGTCTTAAAAGAAAAATCTAAAAAACTTGAAAATATGTCGAAATTTATTGATATGGTTATTCATGAAAAAATTATTGTTTTCAAACGTAAACGTTTGGATCTCGAACACGAAATGGGAAAAATATTTGATAAAATAGATAATTCATATGAATATCTCTTGAATATTAAAACGTATCAGTATACAAGCGAAGCTGTACAAAACATCAGGGAAGAAACAACAAAATCAAGAATAGAGCTTGACACATTACAACAAATGTCACATATCGATATGTGGAAAAGGGATTTAAAAATATATAAACAATAAGTAGTAAGTATGTGTGATACATCTGGACCAAATACAGGTTCTATACTATCACTTAATGCAATTGGTAAACAAGATACGTATCTTTTGGAAGATGATCCTATTCATTCATTCTTTAAGTATGAAAATAAACAACACGCTAATTTTACAAAATTTCATAAAAGTTTAAATATTAATAAACCAAGTAGTTCTTCAACATCTTGGCCTTTTGGTGAAACTATAAAGGTCATGTATAACCCGAGAAATATGGGAGATCTTTTAGCAAATATGTACGTAACATTTGAATTACCAGCTTTAACGGGTTCCGATAGTTATTACGCAGATCAAATTGGAAGACATATTTTTAAATCTGTAACCATGCGTGTCGATGAAACGGTTGTTGAAAAGTTTCATGGTGATTGGGGAATTATATACGATGAATTATACCTCGATGAATCAGAAAAAAGAACAAAGAGGTACACGTTAAATAGAAATAATGCAGAAGATACATCTTTATTATCTGGTAACCAAATATTAGTTCAAAATAAATCACGTGTTTATATTCCTATACCTTTACTCTTTTCCCGTAAGTATGAAAGTGATGAATATGAAACAAATAAACCAAATCGTCCGTATTTTCCAACTTGCGCTATACATAAACAAAAACTTCAATTTGAGTTTGAATTTCATAAACAATCTTTTTTTACAAATGAAACAAATACCTTGACTATAAATAGTTTTGATATTGTTACCGAAGAAATAGCACTCGAACCAATTGAACGTACTTATATAACAAATAAAAGACATGTTCTCGTTACCGATAGTGTTAAAAAACACCCCAATTTGGACATACCAGTGGGTGTACAAAACGCAAAACTTGAACTTGTTCCAAAAACACCGGTAAAAACACTTAATTGGTTTTTCAGACAAAACGCGTTTGAGAACGAAAATACATATGAAGGTGGTACAACTTTACTTGCAAACGTATTTGCAAATAGGTATAATTTCTCTTCAAATGTAGAATATTCCGTAAATAACGAATTTTACAATCCACCTATGTCAAGTGCAAAAATATTTGTAAATGGTGAAGATATACCAAATGTTAAAGATAGTGATCATAAATATTTTAAATATGTTGTTCCATTTTCTAGTCGTTTATCACGGCCTTTGCGAAACATTTATACATATACATTCTCGATGAATCCTATTAATGTGGAACCATCGGGAATGTTGGATTTTAGTCGGTTACAATCAAACAGAACTGTTTTAGATGTAAATATGAAAGTCGGTCTTTCAAGTGATTATACACTACACTTATATTATGTAGGATATCAGACATTCATTTTTGAAAACGGTATCATGACACTTGTTTAGAAAAAAGATCATTTTTATGATCGTGTATATACTCGATTATGTTATTTTTTATACACCATCTTATGAAATTCAGCTGTGCAACAGTCGTATGTATTTCATTGGATGTACCCGGTACAGTATATGATATTTTAGATGAACGACAAAACGGATCAAAAAGTTTTTTACTATACCCGTCTAAACTCGATTTATATGCACAGTGTACACTAAATATTTTACCGTCAGTCGTTTTATATGATAAATTGTTTTTCTTTGAATAATTTGTTATAAACCATTCGAGATTTCTTAAAGAAATACCACCCGTTTTATTTAAAATATCTAAAAGTGTAGCTCTATTCTCGGGTATATTATAAAAAGTATCAATCGATGTTAGTAGAATAGCTGATTTATTCATTATTACATTATTCCACGCAATTCTCTAAATCCCTTTCTTGACACTTCACACGCCGGACACCCAGGTTTAAATATACATTCTGATAAACTATGTGTATGTCGTATACCATCACTGTTTTTAGGACTCATTTCTATAGGTCCCATAAGTTGTGGTTGATCTATATGACTTCCACACATTCCGTTATCTTTGGACCTTGCAAGACACGGTGTACCATCCTTTTTGAAACCTTTACAAAATTTAGATGAATCTGGGATAAACTGACATAATAATTTTGAATTCATATATAATTCTTTAGAAAGTATCATACACATCTCTACACGTGCTACGTGACGTTCTTCATCAAGACGTTTATTTATAATAGGTAATAGATCATCTACAAGTTCGTGTTTCCTTTGTTTTCGAGATACCATTACTATATATATCACGTTATTTTTTAAGTGATTTGAACATGTCACTTATTTTCGGTTGCCCTTCAATTTCAGCCTCTAGTTTTTTCTTTGGGCGTCGTTTTGGTTTCACACGCGTTAGAAGTTCACCAAATATATCTTCTTTAGGATCTTCAAAGAGTGGTTCAATTAAATCACACACGGGGTTTAGAAACTTGTTTATAAAATAATAATTATAATCAACTTTTAAATTATTATCTTTTGCATATTTTGGATCTTCCGACTTTTCAAATGCCTTTGCTTTAGGATCACCTGTATCAATGAGAATATAAGGTACACGGTCACCCGATTGTGGTTCAGAACCTGGTTGTCTTTCACGCATTTTTCGTACAACTTGAACATGAGCTTGATTAATATCCTTAATATCGGGACTATTAATAGAAACCGAAAACCCTTTTGATTTATACGAATCCGATAAACCCTGACTCAGAATTAGTTTTTCATTAGGTACATCACCTTCAATAAGTTCAATAGCTCTTTGTAAAGCGAGTTCTTTTGGTGGACCGGTATCACTACTTTCTAAAACAACATCAAGGAGTTCTTTACACACTTCACGCATGTGAGGTGTATTGTCCCTTCGTACTAATTGAAGTCCTTTGACGTCTATATAATCCATGTTCATATTACCATCTTTACCTTTTGTCCAAAGTTTTGCCGCATACCGTTTCTTTGAATATAAGAAATACGGACAATATACCTTTTCAAGTTCAAGGTTATTCGGTGCTTTGAAGAGTTTAGTACACTCTTCCGCAGCGCGTTCACCTATTTCCCAACTATATTCAATTGCTTCCTTTCCTGTACGATTTCCTACATCAAATTCGACCATAACTGAATCCGTGTCACCATACCTTACCTTTGATCCCGGGAAATTCTTTTCAACATACGCTTTTGTCTCGTCAATCATACTCCGACCTTTTAGAGTTACCGTTGAAGCGATTTGTACACAGGGTAACATACCCTTTGCCGCACCTGTAAATCCATATACAGAGTTCATCGACACTTTATACGCCAATTGTTTACCATTATACATTTCTTTTAGAGCACCAGTCGATTGCGCCATGTCCTTTTTAGCTTGTTTACGAAACTGTTTTAGTTCTAGAAGAATACTTGGTAAAAGACTAGGGACATCTTGTGCAAACTTATAAAACCCAAACGTTTCGTATGTTACACCAGGTATATTTTCATATTTGGAATCCATAACCATCGA